TCGTGTGTGGCTATGTATTTTTCTTCCATGCCATCCACTATTTTTACGCAATATCCTTTGTCCGACAGTTCCCGAATTCTGCCTGACATTTTATTATAGTCTCCAACTTTATGCGGATTAAGTACCAGTGTCTTCTGTCCTACACTATTCTGATGTATCGTAGTTGCAAATGTTTTTACTCCGAAATACTTTTTCTTATCACCAACCTCAATCTTAGTAAATCCGGTATAATACTCCTTGGAAAGGTCTGTTATCGTTTCATTAAACGCCCTCGCTGATTCAATGGAAATTCCATTATAATTTACAGTTATCGGGTTATATGTTTTTTCCCTAAGCTCATCCGCTGGAGTTTCATTCAATTCAAAATGTTTTCTTCTGTCATCATACGAATTAAGTAATTCATCTGTTCCACTATTGTTTATTTCTTCAATAGTTCTATTCCGTATTTCTTTTTTGCTGTCCTTTATTATATGTGCCGCTTCTGTTTCCCCATCTACAAATGCTTTCTTCCACTCCTGATACGTCATATCATCCGGCACGTAGTATACTTCTCCATCCTCATCCCTCGCTGCTCTCTGGGCTATGTCCTTTATGTCTTCTTCATCATATGGGCATGTGGTACTTCTACAGCATGGATGGAATGGTGGAGCGGTTACTCCTTCCTGGTAGTCTTTCATATCGAACACTTTTCCATCCAGTTCCTGACAGATATCTGATGTTCGATTATCTAATGTTGCTACTATCTGGTACTTTTCCACTCCCAGATTGATCAGACAATCTTTTTGTGCACTTGACGCAAGGGCAGCACTTTCCGTATATACAAGACGTTTTGCCTGATATGTTCCAACGTCTAATTTCTTACTGATCAGTCTTGCAGCCTGCTCCGGGTGTTCTCCCCGTATGATACAATTCGTTAGTTCGCTATGTAATGATTGGATCATTTTTTCTTTCTGCGTCCAAATCCGATCCGAAAAGCTTGCTCCATCGTTTGCCCATGGCTTACTTACAGCATTTTCAACCGCTTTTTTATCCAATGTACCAAGCTGCACACCGATACCTCTACCTTTTGCTATCTCAAATGCGGTATGATAATAGCTGTCCTGATAAGATTGCTGCATTGCTTTCTTGGTACTTCCATATACTTTTTGATAAACAGATTCTGCTGCCTGCTGTGTCTGGATCTTCAATGCTTCCAGTTTGTTGATATGAACTTTTGCCGATGCATTTTCCAGTTCTTTGATCCATTTCTGATTAATCGCATTCTCTTTTCCATACTTGATATATTCTTCCAGGCTCCAATGAAATTCTTTTAACTCATCTGCTTTCAGAAACTCTTTTGCAGCACGATAAGAGATATCATTATTTTCAGCCAGTCGGTAATACCATTTTTCAATATCATCCTGTATCTCTATTCTGGCACGCTCAAAATGCCTTTCAAGTGTCTTTGCACTCTCTGCGCTTTGCAGATGTCTGTCATTTTCCATCATTGCAAATCTCTTCTTCCAGTATTCGGCTGATTTCATGGTATCACCTCTTTTCATCTGTCACTTTCTATGTTTCCTTTTTTGAGCTGTCTTCCTTGTCTTCTTTATCTCCTTGCCCGATGCCTTTCCTGCCACACGATCAACAACGTCTGCCGCTCTCAACAGCTTCTCCCTTCTTATGCGGAAAATTTTCGCTTCCTTGCAGTCACAGGTAAGCTTTGCAGCAAGCTCCTGATCGCCATGTGCTTCTTTCCAGGCTTTATCCGAAGCCTGCAACACCTGACCGCAAAATCTACACATGCATTCATGCAATGTGTTCGATGTTTCAACGCTCATTCTTTTCTCCTTTCTTCCGGGGACTGCTGCCCCCGGTGGTGTCTGTTTTCAGTTACTGCTTTGTAAGTTTTACGGTTTACTGTATGTGATACGCTAAAAATAGCGGTACAGCCTAGTACATCCTGCCACCCATCAGCCTTTTGACAACTTCAAAGCCGGGGTACATTCCTGCCATGTTTGGCACTTTTTTAAAATACTTCTCAAAATATCTTCTGGTGCGTCCGAGTTTCCTGCTGATCGTATCAATATCAAATGTTTCTTTTTCCGGGAAAAGCTCTGACAACTGTTCCTGCAATCCTCTCTTTAGCTCCAAATCTCTTGCCCGGTTCTGATGCGGTCCATGGTTTCCCTCATGTTCTTCCTGCGTCAGCTCGATCATATTAAGGTCAAAATCCAAACCGCCCTGGCTCCGAAATACAATGTGATGCTTGTGGATTCCCCAAAAATCATTATTTTCCATGTTTTTTCTCCTTTTCATAATATCTTTACGCTGGATCTTCATCGCGTCCGAATATTCATTCTTTTTCTCACATACTGCTGTCAGCTCAAAGTCCTTTGCTTTTGTAAGAAGTTCCTCGATCAGTTCGGCATTCTTAACACCTTTGTACTCTTTTTTCTGCTGTTCGAAAAAACGTTCGATATTCAGATAGGCAGAGTTCGAGTGTAGTTCCAGATTGCAAGGATACAGATGTTCCAGTGCAATGATCGCAAGCCTTAGCATTGCCTGGTTCTTCGTCATATGTTCCAGACTGCCGATATACTGTCTTGTAACCGGTACACCTTTTGCTGTGATCACTTCCAGCAATATGCTGTAGATAGCCTGTCCGTCTGCTATGCCGCCTTTCCATTCATATTCAAGATAGGCTTTGCATTTTGTTCGGTTTTTTTCGGTTTCGGACTTGCTTGTCTGTGTTTTGTTCTTCTCATTCTTTTCTGTCCGGTCTTCCAATCCTTTCACCTTCTTCCATATGCTTTCTTTTCTTCTTAGTCGTGAATACAGGTAGAAACCACCATATTCATCACTGATATATGTATTACTATCCAGGTATTTGAGCTTGCCCGGATAGAGACTCTCCATAAGTTTGGCTTTATCTTCCGCCCTGATGATCTCGGCAAAACGCTTTCTTGATAAATGCGTTACGCTCTTATACTCCTTAGGCTTGTCTAAGTTCTTGGATGCAACCCACTTATGATGCCCTTTTGACAAAGACAGTTTTGTGATGTATCTTGCAAAGCCTTCCAGCCCGAAATCATCCGGCTGCGCGTACTTGCTTTCTGTTCTGCCGGCTTTCCACAATCTTTCCGCTACATCCCGGTCCATTGCATTGATGATCATGTGATGGTGTACACGTACCTTTCTGGTCTGTTCTCCTTCCGGTACGGACTCCGTCACATAAATATATTTAAGGGGTGGCAATCCCTGCTTCTTACGATATGTTCTCACCCTCTTAATATAGTTGGTCATATCCTTTCTTGCCCTCTCCGGGGTAGGATAACAGCCGTCTGCATAGGTTAATGTCATGATCAGATCGCCATCCGTGAAATTGGCATTCATCAGTCTGGTCAGTCTCTTCTGACTGTTCTTTGCATTCAGCTTTCTTTGTACCTCTCTGCTCTCTTTATACTTTCCTGCTCTTGGTACGTCTTTTCTATTCAAAAAGCATGGATAAATGTTGATCTCCACGCTGTCGCCTGCTATGATGGTCTGTCTCATGATCCTGCACTTTGGCAGGGTACTCATTTTTCTATGTACAAATTCCTCTCTCGTTTCTTCTCCAAGAATGTTACTGTCATAGTAATCTTCAAAATCTAACTGTCCGTCTTCTATCCTCTTTGGGTTACTGATCCATTCTTTTCCATATATGTCTGCAAAATCATATTGATAGTATCTTTTTCTTTTTTTCAAGCCATCACCACCATGTCTCATTTGTTAATACTCATTACAAGGACGGTTAAGGGGCTTGTCTTCCCCCTTAATCTCCTTGACTTTTCAAGACAAAAGCGATACACTGTAACTACGGTTGATGTATTGCTTTTGCATTACATGGAGCAGTCTTTTATGACTGCTCCTTTTTTATTCTTCAAACCATTCCATTGATTCTTTGATATATGCCAGTTCTTCATCGGTATAGTTCTCTTCATCCTCTTCCCCATCCGAAAGGACTTCCAGTTCTTCTACTTCTTTCCCTATCTGGTGGGCAAAGCTCAACATGAGATCATATCGTGCTTTGTATACTATCGCTTCCTGTCTGCAACACGGACAGATACATCGTATTCTTGTCATATCCTACTCCTTTACTGTGATCGTGATCCCTACCTTAAACTCCACGTCCGCGCAGGAAATGATCTCTACATCCTGCTTTTGTGCCTTTTCTTTGCGGATTAAAATGAAGATGTACCTCCAACACTTCCTGATCTTTTATCAGAGAACAATATTCCGTGTTCCCGGTATATCCTTCATACAGGACTTTCCCGGATGCTGTCCTGATCAAAACAGCATCCGAGTTTCTTAATACCTCTAACTGTTCCTGTAGTCCTAACATGTTTCCTCACTCTCTTCCACAAACTTAATCAGGCTTCCATTTTCAATTACTGCTGCCTCATTCTTTCTTGCTTTCATTTCCATGCAATCTTCTAATGTTACTTTTGTTAAATCCATCTTTATTCCTCCGTATCGTTGTTTTCTTCTAACTGTTTTCTGATCTTTTCACGCTCTCTGTTCTCCAGAATGTGAATCAGTGCCATTGTGAATTTTTTGTTTACTTCCTCTCTTGGTGTTTCATACTTAACTACTACCTTGTAGTCCGGTGCTTTCCATCTTGCCATAGCAATTCCTCCTTTCTGCTCTATCTTATGTGGTCTGCCGGATGTCCTAACACTCTTTCAGCTCTTCGAGCTCTTTATGGATTTCCTCCGTAAGCTGCTCGATTTCTGTGAGAATGTTTATGACCTTGTCCAGCTTTTCCGTCGTTACTTCTCCGGACAAGCCTTTTTTACACTCTTCTTCTAATTGCTTTACTTTTTTTGATCTCTTTTTTCTTTTGATCGTGACGTCCAACATTCTTATGCTCCTTTCAGTTCTGCCATAGCCAGCACGCCTTGTGCATAAATTGCAACCTTTTCACGTGCTTCCTTTGGCAGTGCTGCTGTTCTGTACATCAGCCTGCTAAATTCTGCAAACTCTTCCTCTGTATACTCTCTTTTGATTTCTTTTTCTTTTGAAATATTTTGATTTTTCATGATGCTCACCTCTTTTCTTTTTATTGATTATGAGATAATGATATATCGGCTTGAGATATTTGTCAATACTGTTTATTGATTTTGCGATATTTTTTGTTGACTACTTATATTTTTTAGTTATATAATGCTAATAGAATATTGATAGAAAGGAGGGTTTAATAATGAAAGATCGTTTAAAACAGCTGCGTTCCGAGCTACATTTAACTCAAACAGCATTTGCTGAAAAAATTGGCGTAAAACAGAATACAGTAGCTACATATGAAATGGGGCGAAATGAGCCGGGAGCTCCAATAATCCACTCTATCTGTTCTGCTTTTAATGTTAATGAAGAGTGGCTTCGAACCGGTGAAGGTGAGATGTTCCAAGATCTTTCACAAGGTGAGCTGGCTGCTAGAGTAGTTGGTGAAGCTCTCGCCGATGATAACAAGTTTATTCAGAGCGTTTTTATTTCGCTCGGCAAGCTGACACCTGCCGAATGGCAAGTTGTTGAGAAATTTATAACCTCGGTCGAGGAAGAAATGAAAAAAAAATAGCCACATATTCATGTGGCTACCTTTCCATAGGTTGATTTGGTTCTACTTTAACGTACCAAGTATAAATTGATAGATCTTTTTCAATTTTGATTTGTCGTTACAATTTTGAACCTTTTCAATGATTTTTTCTTTGATCATTTCCATATACCTACCTCCTGTTTGATGGATTCTTTTCATTACATAATGATTTTACTATATAATGTCGAATTATGGTAGG